CTTATCACCACGTTCCGGCATCCAGTCGCTGACAAACAGCTCGGCGCGGTCATCAATGGTCAAGGTAATATCATCAACCTCGGTGCTGGTCTTATCGTTGAAATTATAGCTGGTTAGATAAGGTGCCAGATCAGCACTTACATTTTTACCAGCAATTTTGATCTCAACCTTTGCCTTCCGCGCGGTTTTTGCTGTATCTAACATAATTACCCTCTTTGCTTCCATGGTGGTAAATTAACCGCACTTTTACTCGTCACAATTTCTGGAATGGTTAATACCACTCCGGCATCAAATTTAACAATATTACTGTAACGCTGGTTAGCATCTATCAGCTGATTGGCGTACATTTCAGCCCCCATCATCTTTTTGGCAATGGCATCCCACATATCGCCGTGCCTAGTTGTATAAGTTGTCATTTAATATGCCAATCTTGAATCATACATTTTAGTAAAATTAGCTTGCTGTTCATTTAGTGCCTCCTGAATCATGCCCTTATCAGTATTACCAGTAATATTAAAGGTCTGTACCGGACTATAGCTGATGTTTTGTGCTGCTTTTAATGATGACATCTGTTTTTGTTGCTGGGTTGTCGCTGCTTCCAAATTACCGGCAAAGTGTTTTGGCTGGCTGATTTCATGGTTAATATCAACCTTGAATGATTTACCATCATTACCGTCAAATAAAGACTTAACCGCACCGACTACCTTCATTACCGTATCATAAAAACCTGAAAGCATTGCCCAAGCTTTTTTTAGCCAGCCAACAAAATCATCCCAATGGGTACACGCCCAGTAAATCGCACCAGCCAAAAGCGCAATACCAGTAACTATTCTAAATACTGGATTTGCATTCATCACCACGTTAACAATCCCTTGCCAATATGACATCAACTTAGTTGCCAGCGCCGCTCTAGTTTGTAGGGGGATAAACCACAGGAGCGCCTTAGTAAATCCACCAAACAGTCCAGAGCTCAATAACATCACGGTATTAAATACCGAGATAGCAATTCGTGCAGAGGTAAAAGCTACCGATAATCCAGCGAGAGCAATCGCCGCTTTACCCATCACCAAGAAAGCCTCTTTATGTGCTTCAATATATGGGCGTATCGTTTGATTCAGCAAGGTATTCACATCTCTTATAACTTCATTGATAGCTGGTAAAAATGTGTTACCGATTGTAATGGCAATTGCTGCCAGATTATTTTTAAAAAGCTGCAGGGAGTTTTCTGTAGTAGATGAGCGTGAGGCAAACTCTCTCATCATACTGCCGGAATACCTGCTTTTATCACCTACCAGTTGAATATTGCCAATCACTTCCGGCAAATTATTCATCAGTCCGGCAATCGGTGCAATTGATTCTTCACCAAAGATTTGCTTTAAAATTGGTGCTTGTTTTTCTGGTGCAAGCTTCTTAATTCGCTGCAGGACATCAATCAATGACTCCATACCGTTTGTCTGCATACTCTTACCAAGTTTAGCCACATTTATACCTAGCTGGTCAAATGCGTTAACCTGATTTTTAGTTGCTGCAGTTGATGAGGTTAAGGTGGTCATCATCTTCTTAATACCAGTAGCTGCTATTTCAGGAGCAACACCCGCCCCAATTGAAGTAGCTGCCAGCGCAGCTACCTGAGCCTCAGTTAAGCCCGCAATCTTACCGAGTGCACCAATACGCGTAACAACCTCACCAATTTGTGCGCCACTGGCTGCAGAATTATCACTCAGAATATTAATCTGGTCTGCCAGCGCCACCACTTGTTGTTGGTTTAAATGAAAGCCTGAGCGCCATTTAGCCATCATATCACCAGCAGCTTCAGCGCTGACATTATATGCAACCGCCATCTGTGCCGCATTTTCAGCAAAAGCAATCAAATCCTTTTTTGCGATACCAGCCTGAGCTGCGGCAGCAGTAATATGTCCGAGTCCCTCCACCGCCATTGGCACACGGGTAGATAGATCTTTAATCTGATTACCCATCTCGGCAAACTCTTGCGGCGTATCAAAGTGCACAAGTTTACGAATATCCGCCATCACCGATTCAAACTTAATCGCATCCGCAATTGGTTGCTGCAAAAATGAGAAGCTCTTTTTTGCCATCATAATGTCAGTCGCCAAAAAGAAACGCTTTTGTGACTCCTGCTGCAGTCGCTCCGAAACCATGCCTCTAACCTGAGTCTTAGCCATTTTACTTTGCAGCTTTTCAGTACTGGCAGCCAGTTTATTTTGTTTATCAGCCAAATTATTAATGTCTAAGCCCGCATCTTTGATTTTTTGCCGATAGTTGGTTAAACGTTCAGATTCATAAGCATGAGCTTTTGCCAGTTTATCGCTGGCTTTTTGCGCCTGAGCCAAGGCTAACGCCATCTGTCTTGTTGGCGTTCCAATTCTGCCAATTTCCTGCGTTAACTCATTGACGCCTGCTTTGGCGTGATAGGCATCAGTACCCAGTTTGGTAGTAGTTGCCTCAACTTTTTTAAATTCTTCAATCAGCTTATTTTGTTTTGACAAATTACCCAGTTGATTTTGCATCAGGGTTAATTTATCTTTGGCACTACCAAATGCCTTGGTAAATGAATTATTTATTTGTGCCTGAATCTGAAATGATACGTCATGAATTTTTGACATAGTAACTTACCTAAACTTTCAAACAAATCATCGTTATATGCTATAATTTTCTCCTAATTACAGGAGTTTGTAATGACATTTATTTTAAGCTGCATTCTGGCAATTACTCTCATTGCGCTTAGTGTGATGCTATTTGCACTAGTTGCACCATTTTTATTATTTATTGCTGGAATTCTTGGACTTATTTTTGTTGTTTACCCGGGCATTATTGCCATGAGAATACTTGACTTTCTTAATCTCACCCGTAATAAAACTAAAAAACCACTCAGGTTATTAATTCCCAAGTGGCTATAATTTAGACTTTAACTCCAAATACTTGTTAAGCTTCCACACTGGCACGCTTTCCCAGTAACCTACAAAACCATGCTCTGATAATACTAAGCAGGCTGTTCTGAGTTGGTCGACCCGATTGACCCTAACAAAAAACCCTGTACCGCATATTTTAATTTGATAAATTCACCAAGCGGCAATCCGTTATAAAATTCAGCCGGAAGCTTGGTCGCATTGATAATCAGCTGTTTGGTAAATCCGGTTTCAGCTTCAATTAGTCCAGAAAATCCGGGATTGATGCTTTTATACTGACTCTCAGCCTTTTCATAATCCAGCGTGGTGATATTTTCAATATTAATCTCCAGCTCACTATATTCTTTACCGTTAAATTGATATGGTTTAGCAAATTTATGTTTCATACTTATTCCTCAATAACACAATTATTTAAATTCTTATATAACGAGCGAAATTTTTCGCTGGTTGGATAGTTTTATCTCGGCAACATCTCACAAAGCGTCAGCAATTCTGTCCAACCACTTCTCCACGCGAGCCAAAAATTTGGCGGACGTTTCTTTGCATCGCCAACCAGCACTTTAAAAATAATCCCCAAGCTTTTTAACCAGTGCCCTGCCGGCAGCTTCAAAAATGCCATTAAGTTTATCAATTTTATATAATTGTTCACCATTAAGCTTAACTTCCAATGCCGTAGCTTCCAGTGTAAATGGAACGTTAAGCATATCATTCATTTTTAGGGTGCCAAGGTTAAACCCTTTGCAACTACCACGAACTGATATATACAAACCTTGACCATTTATAGTATGATCTGCAGAATCAACACCGTTAATAACTGCTTTAAATTCGAGCAGCTTGTTATTGAGGTTTAACAGTCTAAATGCTGGCTGACTAACAGTATTAAACTTTACCTCCAGCTCAAGCTTTTCTACTGAGCCAGTGCCGGGTATCTCAATTTCACCGAGGACACCGGTACCTTCTAAAGTAATAGATTTAAACTTAACCTCGGGTAGCTTTACTTCTGCCACCCCCAGTAAGTCATAACCATCAATATAAACCCGGTATTCACGGGTTTGTGCACCGATAAATGTAGAATCACTCATCTTACTCTCCAGAAACTCTGATTAAATCATTGACATTAAATGCAACCTTGGTTGTAATGGAGGATGCGGTGGTGGAAGTACAATAATCCAGTAAAAACACCACATTGCCAGCCAGTAACGCATCCAATTGATTCTCATCCTGCGGAAATGAGATGCTGCCACTGATTAATTTACGGCTGCCAACTAAGCCATCCAGCCACGCTTGCAATTTAGATTCAACCCGAAGAATAAAAGCACGGTCGATGATCTCATCAACATTGGGCGAGCAGGCAATTATGCATGAATTAATCAGGTAATTACCGCAATCACGCACTGCAATATCAAAATCTTTGACATCATTATTACCGGGATAACAAGCCGTGCGATTACCCCAGCATACCCATCCATTATCACTATTGATTGCCAGAATTAAACCATTACCATTGAGGTACTGAGCTTGCGCCTCATCCAAAAATACATCCTGTCCGTTGATCTGGTAACCATTAATTTCATAGCTTTTATTTGATGGATTTTGATTCGGAAATCCATTATTCTTTGCCGTAATACGTTGCTTAACGGCCGCTAGAAATGTTGATTGATTATAAACTACACCTGCAGCAAGCAGATCTCCAATACAAACATTATAATGAGGATCATTTAAACCTGCTTTAGCCTTAACATCCACCGCATCGGCATAAGTTACTATTTTACTGGTGTCCAAATCAACCAAGGCATTAGCAATAAACTTCGTATTCAAAGCTTTGGCATTGGATAACAGTGCCTGACTAACTGAGATATCTTTGGACCATGCCGGCGCGATTAAACTTCCCGGTAGCTCACGATATTGCGGGCGACATTTCTGCACCAGTTCAATTCCACTATAGTTACCTTTATTATCAATGCCTCCAATAATATCTTGAGCCGTTACTTTTGAGGAGTCTAACACTTCATAATCAATCACGAGCTTATCTGCAGGTTTAATGCTGCCCTCACTCAAAACCTTTACCACCAAATGGTTGCTCTTATTAAAATCTAAACTATAATCGCTATCCAACACCTTATCTACACTGCCAACCTTAACTACAACACTGGACTTAATCGCACCAAGCTGGGATAAAATAACCTGACTATTAACCTGAGTTTGCGTTTCCTGCTCTGCAGATTTTTTATGTTTAGCAGGATCCAGTACATTCACAAAGTACACCGGAGCAACCCGAAACAGCGCAAAAAATACAAAGATAGCCTCACTAAGCGTATATTGTTTAAAGTTATCATCATAACCAAACAGTCTTACCGCTTCATTAAGATTAGTTAAACGCACCAATTTATTGACATTATTTTCATCAACCAGATTAATTGGTGCAGTACCAACAATAAAAGTAATATTCGCTTTAGTGCTTACAACTCCCTGAATGGTAGTAGCCAGCTCCTCGGCGAATGAACCATGTTTATATTCAGACATAATTTATCTTTCGTAAAACTTATTTAAAAAATCCCTCAAAATCTCCAACGTTACCAGCTGGCATATCATAACGCCAAGTTGTGGTTAAGGTTAAGCTTGCCAGTGGATCCTGATCATTGTCATAAATCTGCCAATCCAGAGACGGTTGAAGCACATATGCCTGAGCTAAGACTTTGCGTGGTATTCGCTTTAACTGTTGGCGAATTAATTTATTTGCTAGTAATAAAAAACTGTATCTATTCTCCTGATTATATTCACTCACTAAAATCACAATATCAATCTTAGTTTCAGCGTAACTAGTACCATTGTCACTATCATCATCTTCACTGCCACCACTAGGTCTAATTATAATCGCCGGGTATAACGGTGTAGCATCAGGAGCAAACTGCTTGTCATCAGCTCTTATTCGCCTCAGCTCTGCTTTATCAGGTGTACGCTCAGGCAAATAATATTTATAAACTTTTGGTGTGGTTGACATTTCGGCAAGCGTTGGGCTTTCCGAGCTGATTTTGCTTAGCGTAAAACGGATATCTTTTACCCATTCAGTAACTGCTTTTTGTAGCTGGATGACAAGACTAACCTCATTGGCTTCATGAATCATCAAATACGCTCCTTTAACAGCCGCTCTAGCTGACGGTCAAGATTATTATCCACTTCCGCTTGAATATCTGTCCTTAAGTTGGGGCTATGCTCAAGCACACGGTTAACCATCTGCGGTACCGAGACACTATAACGTTGATTAATAATCTCTACTTTATGCCGTTTCCCTGCTCTCCATGTGCTACGTTTTTTATTATGATTATTTCTTGTAGTAAACTTACCAGAGCGAGTAAACACTCCCCAGTGTCCATTTTTCATTCTAGCAGTGAATGCATGCCGCCATTGATTGACTTCACCTCTAATAACTTCTGCTCTAAGAAGCTTCCCTGAATACGGTCCAAGATGTTGTCCACGTGGATTAATTCCGAAGTTATAAAGAGGTAGAGCCGCACTTTTAAACATAAGCATCCCTACTAAATTATCCGGTCGTGCACGCTGGGTGTCCAGCACCTTTTTACCACGAGTATTCTGTTTTTTAAGGTCAAATTCTTGGTCTATCTGTCCATAAATTTTACGGCGTGCCATCGTTAGAGAGGTATTTATCGTCCCTTGAATCGCTCGTGGCGCTCCGTTTTTGACTTCCGCCAAGACGATTCGTGCCAAATCAAGTTTTTTAGCATCAATTGTAATAAAAGCACTCATGCTGCAACCCCAACCAATTTAAGAGTACAAACACTGTCATCTTCAGCAAAGTTAATTACTTTATAATGTACACCGTCAAATTCAATATTATTACCATAAACTATCCGATATGGATAATCATCAAATTTATAAATCACCTCAATATCATATTCAAAAATGCCTTCATTAAATGAAGATGAGCGATTATATTGACGATTGCCAATACTGTTTGAGTTAACCACACAATCTAATTCAATACCATCAAGAATATGGTAATCTGCAAACTCATTAGTGTTGATAAAAACCTGCTTGACATCTCTAGCTAATTGCTCTTTAAATGAACTCATAGAATACCCAATAAAAAAGAGGTGCATTGCACCTCCGATTAATTTAGCTTACTTGGTCGCTTTCTTAGGCGCATTTGCCGAGTCTGCTTCACTTTCCCGATTACCACCATCAGCTGATTTAGCCGCTAAAAAATCCCCACCAGTACAAACCGTGGCAGTAATAAAGCCATCAATATTCGTCGGAACAGGTAGCGGTCTGGATGATAAGCGCTGCAAGAGATTTTTAGCTTTTTTATCAATAAATGTTTCTGGCACCAATGGGATATTGGTCGTGCCAAGACCATCTACCATATACAGCAAACCAAATATGATCTTATTGCTAACCTGAGTTGATGAAATAATCACCTTGTTAACATCAATCATTTGCTTAGCTTTTGGCTGACCCAATACATCTAAATCCTGATCATCAAGATACTCCTCCTCATAGGTATAAATCTCAACCCCAAGAACAACACCAACCAACATTAAGCCTTCACTCTGAATTTTTGGTTGATAATCCCCAAGTTTAGTCTGAATATATTTTTGCTGCTCTTTCCATTCTTTGTTGGCATAGAGACGGTCAAGCGCATTGGACCCAAAAATCATAATGTCACAGGTCAGACCAGACTGCGAAACAAATTTACGCTTCCACTTTCTGATTTGCGCAAAAATATCCACTTCAAGATTATCCCAGTTAGTTTTTGGATCTTGCGTTAAATCCTGATAGTTCCAGTATCTGGACAAGTCCAGCTCCTGATCAACACCCTTACCCTTGATTGGAATCTTGCCAGTACACAGCAAGGTTGAACACATCCATTCAATCCGTCGGGTTACTGAATTACGCATTTCGACTAGGTCTTTTGCCTGAGACGCACCAAGACGGCGATTAACCCGATCTGCACCACTGCTAGCTGAGCCATCATAAATAGTTTCACCTGCCATTCGTTTCTGTAAATCTTCAACGGTAATAATCATTTCCGGTGCAATTAATGGTGGTTTGTAAGTGTCAGTAACAAAGCTATCGCGTTCGACTACTTCACCATTTACTTTCATATTGACAAATGGCGCTAACTTGCGTTTACCCTTGTAAAAATCAACCTCAACCGCTTCCGCAGTTGCACCGACACGTTCTTTAAAAAACGTATCCTGAATAAAGGTTAAGGGTGCAGGCAATAATTGCAATGCACGTAACATTTGACGTGGTTGATATAGACTGATTAAAGTATCATTTAACATCATATTCCCTATTTAAAAAAAATGCCAACCTGACGGGCACTTAGTTGATGATCTGCAGCAGTATCGCCGCCTTCAAAAATTAGCTGTGAGCTGATAAATTCCCCAGCCATATATATCGCAGCAACTACATCACTGTCTGTAGCATCGGCATCTTCTGCCGCGATTGCATAGACCAGCTGGGAGTTATCAGTTTTTGCCTTATTAACAGGAGTACACTTCTCTTCAGTTGCGATAAATCCTAAAACATGCCCTCGTTTGTACGCGAAGCCTTTTTTAAGCGTTACTGTACCCGTTGGCATTTCAATTGCACCCGCCAGTAAGTTTTCAGACAGTGATTCACTGCGTGTATTTAATTTTTGTGGCATTATTTAACTCCCGCAAAATCTTTAACACCGGCAAAGAATGCCTCCTCGGCTTTTGCCCGAGGATCAATTCCGGCTATTGGATCAAGCTGTGCCGCAACTACTTTGTTGACAGCGTCTGCTTCACTTTGATTGACCGCCAGTAAACTGCTGCGCTGGTCTTTTTCAGCTTTGAGAATAGCAACGGCTAAACTACCCGCACTATCGCCCGTCTCAAATTTAGCTTTGGCTACCAAATCAGCATGTCCGTTGCTTTCCATCTCTTCAATATCTTTGATGCGTTGCCGTTCGGCACTGATTCCAATCTGTTTACCAGCCTCAACACCAGAGAGCTTGCCAGCTTCAAAGATTTTGGCATAAATGTCTGGGTTATCCTTTTGTAGTGCTTCAATTGTTAGCATAGTTGCTCCTTTAGGTAAAAAATTAGCTACCGGAGTAGTGGTAGCTATTTGTAGTGGTAAAAGTTGTTTGATTTTTTCCGCATAAACATTGCCAAAATCAATGCCATTTAATATCAGGTTTCCATTATCTTCATAATGAGAATCTAATTCAATATCATCAACTACGATATCAATAAAACCAAGTTTAAGTGCTTCATCGGCGGTAAACCATGTTTCATTATTCATCATAGTTGCAATTTCGTCATGTGCTATCCCAGTTTTATTATGATAAACTGCTTGCATAGTTGCATTCATTTTTTCTAATGTCCCAGCTGCTTTAGCAAATTCTTGGCTATCACCATGAATAACAGTTGAAGCATTATGGATCATTAATAACGTATTTCTTGGCATTACTACCTTATCGCCAGCCATTGCAATGATGCTAGCAGCACTTGCAGCGAGACCGTCAATATAAGTAATTTTCTTGCCTTTGAAATTTTTGATGATACCGTAAATAACATGACCAGCAAATAAGTCACCACCTGGACTATTGATATGTATATGAAGCGTTTCTGATTTTACTGATTTTAATTGTGAGATAAAATCTTTGGGATTATTTTCTTCCCTTCCAATAACACCATAAATATGCACTTCAGCTTCATTATTAGCTAATGCCTTAATCTCAAAATTCATAAATACCCCAATAAAGTACCGTTATGGGAATTCCCATAACGGAAAAACCGCCCGAAGGCGGCTGGTTAATGTTTGGTTGGCTTGGTCAGGAGCAACGCTAAATCATCGGCATCGACATATAGTCGCTCATTATATTCCAGAAAACGAACCATCCGACCATTAAAATAATCTTGAAAAACGGTTACCTCGCCATTTTCTGCAACACTAATAACCCTAGCTGTTTCCTCTAGTTCATCATCGATAATATCTTCTTTTTTCACTATTAACCCTTTCTTAAAAAAAAAGTTATTATAGCACTAATAAGTTTAAGACGATTCTTCAGCATTACGTAAATCGTTAAGGTTAACCCATTCCTCACCAGCAAAATCAGTTACGAAACGTACTGGCTGACTACCAAAATATTCAACTCGCATTCTATTCATGAGGCTTTTCTTTCATTTAACTGGCGCTGGATTAAATTCACTGCCTCTGAAGAATAAAAACACTGTTCAACTTCTTTGTTACTATACTGTGATTTACTTAATCTGCGTTCGCATAAATCGGAATCATCTTTCAATTTCAACAAATTAGCGAT